AACCTCCTGTTCCTACATTAACAGCACTTGTCGCTAAATTAATACCTTGACTATTACTGTCACTATCAAGCGCCAAATACATGTTATATGGATGTGCTACCTCATTAGTTCCATTGTCACCACGAGTTTGGGTTGTACCACTAGCACCACCAGGTGGATATCCATTAATACATCCGAAACCACCACCATAACTTCCACTACCAACTGGAGGAAAGTAGTCAGTTTCACTTCCATTATAAGGTGGATTTACATTACCATTTTCATCAAGGTAATTATTAGTTTTTCTAGCATCGGGTAAATTACTTACTCTAACATAATTAGATTGATTTGGATATTCTCCAGAAGGTCGTAAGTAAGCAACTCCATCTTCTGTCTGCACCGATGTTGTTTGATTACCAATTCTTTTTAAAATATAATCTGGTGATGTTGGATCTAAAGATAAATTAGAGTGAGTTTCAAGAACTTTCTTTCTCTTAATCGTATCATCACCTTGTCTAATTAAAAGAGTAAAAGTACCTTTAGTTAAATTTCTACTTGATACTTCCCAACGAAAGTTATCATTTCTACCACCAAAACTACCTGATTGAAAAAGTTTATTGGTAGCAGAATGTGTTTGCACTGGTAATAATTGATCAGTTCCAAATGCTGAAGAAGTTCCTACAAAACTATTGAACTGAGGACCATCACCTAAAGCCTCTAAGGTAAGAATAGTCTCTGCCGATGCTGATGGTGTGACTTTTAAATCAAGATTAGCAGTAGCTCTTTTTGTATCATTACCGGCTACTCTTACAACAGTAAGAGGACCACCTTGTCTTAAATATTCTTTAGCAGTATGGGATGTTAAAAACTGATAGTTATCACTACCACTCTGAATTAACTCTCCAAACAATCTAATATATTCATTATAAGAATTAACTACTGTTGGTGTTAAAACTGGACCCTTTACAGTAGGACCAACAATAGCAGCTCCAGTTGGACCGGCTGCTGGGGGTATAAATGATTGGTCTATTTCGTTGGTAAATACACCTGGACTAAGAATTTTTTCAGCCATTTGCTGTCTCCAAAATTAGGTAAGATTTGTTACAATTATTCATATATAAATATTACCTAATTTTGGAAAGACAAAGAAAGTTATTTTATTTTTATTCTTCTGTAGACTGAACTTCTA